GCCGATTCCTAAAGCGTCTAGGGCTTCCTTGCCTTTTTCGTTCATATCGTCAGGCAGGCTGTCTAAGGCAAGAATCAGATTTCTGGCAAGTTCCTCTTGTTCTTCCGTGAGGTCTTCGCCAGCGGCTTTAGTATCTATAATCCTTTGCAGCCAGCCGCCGGCCTGTTTTAATGTGGCTTCATCAAAACCCTCCAAGTAACTTCTTTCTATTTCGGCTAATCTTGCATTATGGTCCTCTGTTGCCTGTTCAATTTCATCTTGCTTTAGACTTCTAAAATAAGTCATTTGATCGTAGGATAAAGACTCATCTTTTTCTATAGCAAGAATCTCATCGTTCAGTTCTTTGATCCTGTTGTTATGGCGTTGCTCCTCTTCTTCTATTTGTCCTTTTAACTCTTTATTTCGATCTACAAAATCTTGATAAAATTCGGAACGCTGTGAATATCCTTCTGCCTCAATCCCTAAAATATCGGCGTATTTTTGTTCAGCATTATCCACGGCAATTTGATAATCAGCCAAGGCGGCTGCATTTGCCTGTTCTAACCATTCCTCGGTGTATTCTTCTTTCTGACCGAGCAACGACTTGTTCAGTGCAACTTGATTGGAGTATTGCTCATAAGCCTTTTCCTTTACCGCTTCTGTTTCTTCGCTGGCTGCCTTGATAATTCTGGCGGACATATCCTCGTATTCTTCTGCGGTTAAATTTGATGCTTCTGATAACGCTTTAGCTTGATCTAATACCACATCTTGTCTAGCTTTATAAAAATCTAACTCCTGCTGAGACATATCCCTCATTTTCTGAAACAGTTCATCAAGTCTTTGGATTTCGCTATCGGTTAATTCTCGTCTCTCTTCAGAAGCAAGACGAGCTATTTCAGATATTTCAGTTTGGACAGCGTCCATTTCATCGGTTAGATTTTGCTGTTCCTCCTGAGACATTAGGATAGAATCATTAAAGCCTTCCATAGAGCTTTTGGCATTATCAACCTTTTCGTTCCACTGTTCGATGCCGTCCGCAATATGTCCGATAGATTCTGCCATGCGCTCGTTAGCTTCTGCCAAAAGATCGGTGTCCTCTGTGCCATTACTTAACGCGACGCATAAAAGTCCGATTCCGGCGGCTAGGGCGGCTACAAGTCCGATTGCCACCCCGATAGGATTGGCGTTCATAGCGGTGTTCCAGAGCCATTGGGCGGCTGTAACAAGGTTGATTTTTCCGGTTAAAGTGCCCACAACAACCTCTTTTGCGGTTAAAGCCGCGGCAGATGCAGAAGTGGCCACAGCGGCGGCGCCTTCCTGAGCAATAAAGAGCGATAACTGTAAAGCCGCTGTTTGAAACGAAGCTTTCAAACTGTTAATTGCGGTGGCCGCCGTTTTTGCGATACTGAACGCCTTTATACCCGCAACAGCTGAAGTGACAAGAGGCAAGATGATTTTTATATTTTTGCCAAGAAAATCAACGGCTTTCGCCAGGGGAGGAAGTATCGTTTTTGCGAGATTGGTTACCACTTTCCCCAGATCCTTCAAAATATTAGATACTGTGTTAATGGCGTTCCGCAGTCCGCCGCTTTCAAAGGAACGCTTTAAAATATTTACGGTTTCTTTTACCGGCTTTTGGATCTCGCTGGGTAAGAGCTTTATCAGGCCGTCCACTAAAGCGCCGACAATTTGTTTTGCTGCTTGGATCAGCTGGGGCGCGTTATCTCCAATCCCTTTTATAAACGACTGGATAAATCCTACAGCCAGATCAACAACGCCCGGCGCCGCTTGCGCAAGCTTGGTGCAGGCGTCAGCCAGAATAGAGCCAAAAGCCGTAACAACGCCCTCTACACCGTTGCTTGTAAAGGCGCTTTGCAGCTCCTCCAGCCAGCCATTGACCGTGGGAAGAACCGAATCCTTTAAGGTGTTGGTAACGCCCTGGGTTAGTTCCCCGATAAAGGACATAGCGTTGTCCTTCAGCGTGGACATCTGCCCGTTAAAGGTTTGGCTCTGTGCCTCCATTGCCTGGTAAAACTGGCCGCCCTCGCTGGTAGCATGCTTGAAGGCTTCCGCAACTTCCTCCGCTGATACCCCGCCGGCGGACATGCGTTCTTTTAACTCCGCCATGCTCTCGCCGGTCATTTTGCTGATCTCATTTAAAGGATTGAAGCCCGCGTTGACAAACTGCAGTAAATCCTGCCCGGACAGCTTGCCGGCGCTTCCAACCTGGGCAAACGCCAGGGTTAAGCTGTCAAACCGCTCTTTATTCCCCTGAGATACGTCCCCGAGCATTTGAAGGGTGGGGAGAAGATCTTCCGCAGAGGTTCCAAAAGCTAAAAGGGTTTGAGAAGCTTTTGCCAAATCTGAGGTTTCAAATGGGGTTTTGGCCCCCATTTCTTTCAGATTGTTAACCAGCTTTGTGGCTTCTTCCGCGCTGCCAAGCATCGTACCAAAGGAAGTAATATATTGTTCCATTTGGGAATTGTACTTAACGCCGGAAAGAACAGCGGCGCCAAACGCACCGCTTACCGCTCCAATCGCGGTGGCTGTTACTTTCAGCCCGGTTTTCGCAATGCTCCCCAGCTTTTCAATTCCAGACTTAAAACCGGAGCTGTCAACCCTGGTATCAAATTTTAAAGAGCCATCGTAAGCCATAATCTCACCCTTTCCTGTGAGGTCATCGGCTCATAATGGCACTACTTGACCTGCCTTCCATTTTTTACTTTTATTTCAAATATCTGTTTGCAGTTCTTTCCCTTGCATTTAATAAAAATACCCTTACAGTCAGCCGTCTGGCTTAACCGCAAAGGCATTCCATACCCACAATAGGGGCATTTTACTTTTCCAATATGGTCACCACCTGATTTTAGGCATAAGAAAAGCACCTGCGTAATAGCAGATGCTTTATTTCAGAAGCTATAATCCATTGGATTCAGCTCCATAAACCGCTTGTTCGTGAGTAAATTTGTCAAATTCCAATTGAGCAATAAGCTGTTCCCGAGAAAAAGCCATAAGCTCCAAATACTGAGCAGCCTTTTTTGAAGCCTGATAGTTCCAGTCAGCACCGCACTGACCGACACCAAAAGACGCCTGATCTGGTGTGAATTGATCAAAAATCAACTGATCAACCAATCCTTGGCGAGAAAAAGCAGAAACACTTAAATATGAATTTGCTTTCCCTAAGGCTTGCTGGTTCCAATCAGCACCGCATCTGTCCACTCCATACACGGCTTCCTCATGGGTAAATCCTTCAAATTCCAGTTGGGAAACCAGACCTTGATAAGAGAAACACATGACATTCAAGTAAGCTTTTGCTTTCTCTATTGCGTTTTTCTGCCCAGCAGTTTCTCCGGTTGGTTCCGGTGTGGCCGGAGAAATTGAACTTGAAGTGGCCGGAGGCTGTACAGGTTTGCTAGACGAGGATTCCGCAGGAGGGGACACAGCCACAGAAGAGGTGGAATTATTTTGCGTAGGTTTTTCAGGTTTCTGGATGTCGGATATCTGGCTTTCTGCAACAGGATCCTGATGAACGTTATCCGGTGACGAAGATTTTTTTGAAGCGGAAGAAGAGTTTTTCCTAGAAGAGGTATCTATACTTTCCTTTTTGTCCGCCGGATTAGGTTTAGATGATACGGCCTGCGATGATTCATTCGTAGAATTTAGATCATTTCCTTCTTGACACCCGGTCAAACACCCGATGGCAAGGATAACCGCCAAAGCCCCACAAAGTACCCTTTTCATTGCATCTTCCTCCTTTTTCCTAGATTATAGCACGATGTGTATTCATTACACAACCCTGTCAAGAAAAAGGATTAGAGCACCTTGCTCACGTCGCCGCCGTTTAAAAGGGCCTGCTCGATAGCGTTCAGCTTTTCCCGCTCAGGCTGGGGGAGAGGAATCGCAAACTGCTTTTTCATTTTCCGGTAAAACTGCTTTTGCTCATTGCTCATTTTCGATGTGATGTCAATGCTTCGGTAACCCATGATTTCCACAATCCTGGAATCTGATTTCAGCCCCAGGAACATGGCTTTGAATTTCCACCAGTGAAGATAAGGAATATCCTGCAAATCTACGCCGTACTGCTCCAGAAAGGCCGCAAAAATGTATTCGTCGTCATAGGAATAGGAATAAATCTGCGCCCCCTTCCCGGCGCTTACAGCGCAGTTTTCTTCCTTTCCGGCCCGATAGAACCACAGCATTTTGTCAATGGCTTCTTCTATAGGTGCCGGCGGCTTAAAGCTGTTTTTTAAATCGCCCGTGTCATAATAAAGGCTCAGGGCTTTTACTGTTTTGTCCAGCTCGGAAAGGGAGGAATCCTCCATCATCATTTCAAAACGGACAGAGGCGCGAAAATCCGAATTAATCGGAACCTCCGCGCCGCCGATGGTTACCGTTTTGGGAGCCGGGTCTGTCAGGATATTCATTTCTTTGCCCGGCGCTGGGCGCGGTTTCCGGAATACTTAGCCGTGACAGCTTTCGCCATAGTTTCAAGCTCAGCCTTTTCCGCGTTAATACCGTCCACCAACTCCTGAAACGCGTTCATTGCGACTTTTAGATTCACCACGCCGTCAAAAATTTTGACCGCGGTTCCCGCACCCCAAAGCCTGTCAAACGCAGCGGCCACAGCTTCACAATTTTCCCTTACAAAACCCGCCCAGGTGTTTTCCGGAGAATTTGCGTCAATGGAAGCGATTTTTTGAAAGGTTTCTTCCATCACTCTTTGAATGAAATCCGCCTTATCAGCGTCAAAGATATCATAGTCCAGCTCTTTTCCGTTTACGGTAAACATCGGCTGTGTCCTCCTTCTTATCACACGGATTCAGCGGCGCCTGCTTCGGTGAAGGTTTTTGTAGTGGTGTTAAATTCACCGTCTACAAAGGTTCCCACGTTGTTCAGGTTGCCGGTGACCTTGATGGTCTCGCCGCCAGCGCCGGCACAGCTTGCCACCTCTACGGCTACCCTGAATTTTCTGGCCTTAAAGGTGTTTTCCTTAGAAGCTACCGGCTCGAACAATTCAACCCGAATATAATCGCGCTCCGCGTCGGCGCCGGTCAGTTCGTCCCGTCCGATCTTGTAAAGCTCCATGACCGCTTCCTCAGATTTGATCAGATCGGTGTCAAAGGGGAACTGGGGCTGATAGCCCTTCACAATGCTGGACGCGGCCTTGTCGTTGATATACGCCTTGGTGTCCAGCTGGGCGGCGGGGTTCTCGTCCAGGGTGTTGAAGCCCGCGCCCATCAGCGCGTAGGTTGTATCGCTGTCCCCGGGAATGCCTAAATAGTCCGCGATTTGGAACCGCATAATGGTTTCATTTGCCATAGTTATACCTCCTGAAAGTATTGAAGCCTGCACTGGATTTGATATTTTCCAGTGTCAGGCCCGGTTGTGAATAGATAGCCCGTGCTTTGGGCTTCGATTTTTTGTGGGATTTTTCTTTCCGGCAGGCTTGGAAAATTGCCGGTTCTGGTCTGGACTTCCAGCCATGCCGCCAGATTCTCATAAAATCCGCTGTTGGCAAGGTTCTGCAAAACGTCCGGTCCATAATCATTGACGGACCGGATCACAAACAGGTATTGCCGCACGCTGCTTCCGCCAATATACTGCTTTACGATCTCCGTGGCCGGGGTGGTATCGATGGAATATTCCACCTCTGGGCCTTCCGGCAGATAATCTACATTGATCGCGCTGTCTCCCATCAACGGACAGGTCAGGAAATAATCCCGCAGAGATTGAATAATAGTGTCAGCCATGCTATTTGCCTCCTGAAATCTTTTTTGCGCCCCGCAGGATTTCGTCCTTGTGGTCGATCTTCATGCGTTCGAACCACTTCGCGCCTCTCTGTGAGTCATAGGGACGGCTGACCGAAGTCCTGTAATACTGAGCGGCGGCGTAGGGGGCGATGTAATTGACTTCACCGGAGCCAACATCGGTTCCCAGTATGCCAGATTTATCCAGCATACCAGTCTGAAAAGGAACATAGGGGGAGGAAAGGCGTAAAACCTCGCTGTCTACAAACCTTTGGGTTTGGTTGAACTGGTCGCTTCTTTCAGCGCTGAAATTTTTATTCCATTCCAGCCTCGCTATGATTTTTCCGTTTTTGCCGGTTGTGGTGAAAACCGCGCCTTTGGGTGTTTCGATTTTAAAGCCTCCAGCCATCGTTATTTCCCCTCGATTCTCCAGTGCCGCATCATGGGAGTACCCCTTCGGTTGTCCCTTACCGCGGTTACCACAAAGCACTCATATTTTCCGGTTAATTGGGAAGGGCCTGTGATTTGGTCTGTCACAAGCCCTTTTACCACAAGATCGCCGTTTGATATAACAATTGCTTCCTCGGTGGGAATCCGCACGATATAGGAATCCGCCGTATTCAGTCCGGTATCCCCTACAGAAACGGCCTGCTTTCCGTACCAGTTAACGCCAGGATACTGCCTGGAAGTCCACTCCTTCAGCCGGGTTTCCTTGTTGTAGGTTTCATGGTAGATGGTGATATCCGCGTTGGTTATCATGGCATCACCTCACACAAAGGACCAGCCGGAAAACACCAGCAGGTTGACAGGGAAGGAGAGGTGACGCTTCATAACCGACAAAACGCCGGCGTTGGCTTCTGTCTGGCCGGAAAAGGAAACGCTGTATCCGTCCACGTTTTCAGACTGAATCCCGGAGGCCGCCCCTTGAAGCGTCGGTATGATATCCGCCAAATCACACTCGCACGCCGAGAGCTGCGGCCCCATTGTTTCCGCTGAGGCCGCTTGTCCCATCGTGTAATAATCAATGAGCTCAGACGCTTTTTGCGCGTTTGCCTGATACTCGCTTTCCGGAAGCTTTCCGCCCCGCTGCTGGTACTGCTGATACGTTGAGTACATTCGGGGACACCTCACTTCAACCGCCCGGAGAGGTTACCACCTTACGCACACGGGCCAGAGTGGCGTTGGTCACCTTATACCCGGTATTCATTTCCACCTGGGCCAGGGAACCAGCAAAGCGCTCGGAATCAATCACTCTGGCTACCTCAAAGTTGCTGATCACGGACAGGGCCTCGTGATAGTACATGACATACTGCACCGTGGACATATCAACCGTTTTCTGCGCGCCGGTGCTGTCATAATACTTAATAGAGCCTTGGGCGCCGTTGGCTTCCACAAAGGTCATGCCCAGCCACTGCCCCACATTTCCGGTGCTGGCGATCCGGTCATTCATGACCGGAGTGAAGTCTTTGCCGGCGGCAAGCAAGACCTGGCTGTAGAAAGCCGGGGTGCACATGACTACGTTAGCCCGGCCCTTATCCTCCACGATTTCCTGGCGTGTGGCGATGATATCCTCCTTAACGTCGGTGATCGCCGTGGTCAGTGTGGCGGCGGTTCCCTCCTGGGCTAAGCAGGCAAGGCCGCACTGCATCCAGCCTTCGCGGATTTCCTGAGTTGCGGTCGAGAGGGCTTCTTCAGCCACGCTGAACTCTACGGCGGCCGCCTGTACTCCATAGATTTTATAGGAGCGCTGGAAATTGTTATTCAGCTGAATCGGAATTAAGGTATCTGATACGGCGGTGTCCGAGAAATCCCGGCCCGGAGTTCCGGATTCCACCGCGGAGGTGGTAAGCTTATGCACATAAATCTGACCCGCCGGCCCGATTTGATATTTGTCTGTGCAGGTCACGCCGGGCACCAGCACAGGGTTGTAATAAAGATTAGGCTCCAGAATACCGGAGTATCTTTCATCTACGTTTAAAGAACCGTATTTAATTGACATGGGTTATTCTCCTTTCGGGTGATAGAATGGATTGTTTTTGTACTTTTCATCAAGAAGCTGCTGCCCTGTTTTCTTGGAAGCAGGTCCTTGTCCCGGGACGGTAATAGTGGGCGCCGGTTTGTCCGGGAGGAAGGCGGAGGGATCGCTTTCCTTGTACTTGCTTAAGAAATCCTCAAAGCCCAGGACCTTATCCTCCTGTACGGGAAGCTCAGCCGCCTCCAGATCGGATAAAAACGCCTTTTTGGCGCTCTCGCTGGAAAACTTAATACCGCCTGCGGCTTCCTTCAGCAGATAGCCGCGCCGGATTTTATTAACCTTCGCGTCGGCTTCCGTCTGGGCCTGCTCAGCCTTCGTTTTCCATTCGGGGTCGTACCCCTCCAGCTTGCCGTTGGCCTCTTCAAGACGGCTTTTGAAATCGTCTCTTTCAGCAGTCAGGGTCTCGATGCTGCGCTTTTGCTTTTCAATATCCGCACCATGCAGATCCATGATTTTTTGCACGTCCTCGTCGGATAAATTGAAAGCCTTTAAATCTTCTCTTTTCATGGGAATCCTTTCTTCCATACGCTTTTTACGGGGTCGCTTCCCTTTGGCGGTCACAGTTTTACGCCATGTCCGGGGCAAATTTGGGTATAACAAAAGGCCCGCACATTTCTGCACGAGCCTTGCGCTATTAAATTTGGATATAAAAATACCACCCTGCCTTTCGGTGGGTGGTATCCTTTATTGAGGAATAATGAATTTATCTAGTTCTCGAATGGTCAAATCCAAAGGATCAATTTTCTTTTCTTTGCAATAAGCGAGAAGTTTTCGATAGTCGTAATTGGCATTGTCTTTAAACAGTGGAGAAACATATCCGCCGGCCTTATCCGCGGCATTATCAAATTCTATCATTCTTTTCATATCCTGTTCAGACATTTAAATCACTCCTTTCCAAACGTATAAAGCTTTAATAGCTTTCTGGCAGCATCTTCATCTAAAATCATTCGATATGGGTGCGGAACACCCAGTAATTGTGCCCCTAAGGCCTTTGAATAGTGTTTTACCAGGTCTGTGTTTTTGGCGTCAAAAAAGACAAACCCACCATAACCTTTTTCCATTGACTGTTGTGCCGCAATGGCGAATAAATGTCCGCCAACTCCCAAATATTCTTTACTTGCTCCGCGGTTACTCGGAGCGCTTTCAGCAATTTGGACGTATACCGCCTTACTGCGATCTTCATATTTAAGGGCTATTAACCCTTGTGGATTTGATTCGCCTTTTACGACTAACTTATAGATTTCGTCTTCCTTGAGGGAAGAGTGCGTCCAATCAAAAAGCCAACCCTTGGCTTTCAAAGATTTCAATTCTGACTTAGCCGCTTTTTTATATGAGGTTTCGATGATTTTTCCGGTAGAAGCCTCTACAAGGCATGGGGTTAAGGAATCAATTTTTAATTGCATGCCATCACTTCCCATAATTATTATACCATCGCGGCTATGCTTTTTCAACCTTTCTGCTTGCGCTCTGGCTCTCGCGGCCTGGCTTCTTCCAAACCCGTAGACCTGGCTCCTGAATTTATCCTCGCCAAGCCCTGTCTGGGTCAGAAAGTCCTTTTGCTTCGCCCTCCAGGCAGCCAGCTTGGCGCTGGCCTCCGATGTGTCCAGACCAGCCGCGTCCATCGCCAGATATTCCCGTTTCCACCGCCTGATCTGTCGCTCCAAGTATCTTTGCTGCTGGGTGGCGTCGTAGTAGGGAAGGGTTCGCCCATTGTATGTAACGGTTTTGTTCTCATATTCTCTCAGCTTAGCCCTGGAATATGCGCGCTCGGACAAGCCCTCAAAATACGGAAAAAAGGAGTGGCGGCAGTTCCAGCCGCACAGCCCCGGGCCGGTTCCGTAGCCAGTGGATTTTACGAAATCTGGATACTTACGGCTTTTCCCGGAACGGCTGAATATTCTGCCCTGCCAGTCCATGTGCTCCGGTCTGGCGCCCATGTGGGCAGTGGTTTCCACCAGGTCGCATTCCATTTCGTCGGCTCTGGCGATTTGCATTCTGGCCGCCGTTTGATTGACCCCAGTAAGGACCGCCCGACGGACAGCAACGTCCATTTTGTCCGTGTGCCCGCTGGGATATATAATTGCGTCAATTCCTGCTTTGGAAAGGCTTTTTACAGCGCTTCTTACTGCGTCTTGGTAAGAAAACGCGCCGGAGGTTATATCCATGTAGGCGGCGTCCAGAGCGTTCTCAAACTGCCTTGAGGCCGTGTCAGCCGTAGTGCTTGTCAGGTTTTCAAAAAGCCTCATGGTTTTGTCGGAGCCGGCTTTAATTATTTTCTGCAAAGCCTCGCTGTCCCGCAGCGCTTTTGGGCTTAAACCAGCTGCCCGGTAGATTTGATCGTCATAATACAGCGCTTTTTCTCCGGCTTCTGCAAGCAGTTCGTTAATCTCCCCCTGGGTTTTCCCGGTAAGGCGCTGTAAATGGTATCGGATAAATTCCCGTTCCGCCCCGATCTGCTCCAGCCGCCACATCTGCCATTGGGCGGTTTCCGTCAACGCTCCGGTTTTCAAAATGCGCCGCGCCATATCCTCCAGAATCCTGATTTCCAGGTCGGCGTAAAGCTCAACAACACGGTCGGGCAGGTGGTCGATATATTCAGGGGAGAGCATGGTTAATCACTCCCGAACAATATGTTTTCCGGCGTCTCCGGTTCTGGAAGCATGGCTTTCGCTTCCTCCTCTGATACGCCGAAATACCAGCTTGTGAGCAGCTCCGGCCTGATGTATTTGCTGTCCGCCATTGCCTTCCTGCGGGAGTATTCCACACCGGTATCCTCAAAAATGGAATCTCCATAGGTGACGGAAGGCTCAAAGGCTCCGGCTGGGGCCAGGCGGTACAGCGTTGAATATACGTCAAACCAATATAGAGCGTCGATCAGCCCGGAGGTCATGCCCCGGTCCTGCACCGCCTTGACGGTGTTGTAGGTGGTGCGGTCGTCACTGATCACCTGGGTGGCCGTTACCCTCCCGGTTTGGATATCGATATTAAAGGTCCCTTGAGAAAAACCAGTCTGCATTTCCAAAATCCGAAGCTGAGTATCAAAGATGGATTTATAATGCTCCCCCCGCAGCTCCGGCGTATAGTCCGCCCAGGGCTTATCCACAGGCATGTCGATGGTCATGTAATAGTCGCTGGCAAGCTCACGAAAAGGGATTGCGGGCTTTCCATTGATCGGGTCCTTGACCGCAACGCCCCGGTCTAATACCATGCGCCGCTTTCCGGTATCCCGTTCCCATAGAAACTGTTCGTAGGTTTTGTCCAGCTGGATAATGCTGTCCACGGCGTTGGCGTAAATGCTGATAGGGAGGGGCCCGCCGTCGATATTGTTCAGCATCGGCATTCGGATTAGGCCGAAGTGAGGCCGGTCTACACCTGAAATAAAAGCTTCGGGCTGAAGGTCCGCCCAGCGTTCTACCTCAGAAAGAGAGAGCTCTCCGCCGATTCCATCGGCTTCTTTCAGCCGGTAAGCCCGGTTGGTAATGAGAAGGCCGTCTTTCTGAAGGGCAAATTCCTCGATGCGGACTACTGGCTTTCCGTCCTTCAGGCGGTCAAAATCCGTAAAGAACCCGGATTCGATTCTCTTGTTTGGGCCGAAGCCTTTCGGGAATATCCGGGAACGTGGGATAATCTCCACGTAGACTGACCCGCCCTTTACAAACGGCTTTATTGCGGCCATGCCGCCGGCCCCCGCAAGCTGTACCGCCTCGTTGATATTAGGTATGTTGGCGGCGTGTCTGCCGTCCTCTCATTGTGGACTATCCGGCGTTGCTCTCCGTCGTGTCACAGTTGCTATCGGTCTGTATTCCGTCCGGCTGTCGGAGGGGAGCGGCCCCGCATCTCTCGTTTGTTGTGGTAAACGAATACCCTCCAGTTCTCATGGAGTAGAGGCCTGCTAACAGGAAACCGGTTGCATTAAGCGCTGCAATGCTTCTTTCGCGATTCCCTTGTACTCTGCTAGCTTTGGCGTTTGGTTCCTGGCGCAAGAGTTGAACTTGCTCCTCAAGGCTCATGAGGCCTGCGACTTAACCGTTTATCCTGCCAGAAATACAGCGCGGATATTATTACCGTCCGCGCTACGGCTGTTTGGAGGTCGTGCAAGGAATTCTTATATACACTTTTCTATGATACTATTATACATCGGTATTTTCGTACATTTCGTACTTACTCAAAAATCTTTCAAGCTTTTTTCTCGGTATTTGTTCATCATGCCACCCTAAAATAAAAGCAGTTCTTTTCCATGTATTCCCTTTGATGTACTTCAGCCTAATAATGCGCCTGATCTTGCTATCCTGCACAGAATCAAGAAAATTTTCGATTTCTGCCCTCTGCTGTTCCAGTTGAATTTTTTTGTAGGTTAGTTTCAAATCTAGAGAATATGTATCGCTCGATAATCCCTGTATAGTAATACTGTGCTGTGTATAAGGATAGTCTTCCATTGATCCGGTGACGATATCTGACACAGGAGATTTTCTTTTGTCCAATTCAGCTTCCAATTCCTTTATCTCTTCTTTAATGCTGGTATATTGTTCTAGCTGTTCTTTTGTCAATTTTTCAACCTCCTCTATCACTCTTTAGGTGCTGGACGAAATATTATTGGAAGCCAATGAGGCGTTTTGTAATTTATGTTTTTCTTTACGACAGGGAATTTCATAACACTGCCGTCCAAAATATATGTAATAACGTCGCAAGGCTCTTTTTCTATTTTACCTTGTGATTGAAGAGACAGTAATGCGGAAACGACCTTTTCATTCCAGCCGGACCAGAAAATAACATTATCACAAACATCCGAATAAATTTCAAGATTTCCCTTCCAATCGATTCCGCTGTTTTCAAAAAACACTTCTAGCTCTCGATATGTTACGTAGTCGTGGTTGTCTATATATTTTAAAATTTTGTCCTCAATAGTCATTTCAGCTACCTCCAGTTTTTATAAATGAGAATATGTTTTTGCCGTACTCACATTCCTAATTCATCTAATATGTAATCAAAAAAACAGTCCCAGGCACCTTGACTTCTAAGCCTCGGATCCCTGGCAAACCAGCCAACAAGGAAATCAGCTTCATGCTTTGCTATGGAATAACCTGATCCATCTGATAATTATTATGATCCTCTGCCGCGGTGCTTTTACAGCTTTTAATGGCGGTTTCGATGGTTCGCTTTAGGTAGTCCTTGCGATTCAGCTTCTTTTGATGCTCTGGATCCTTGCTGGAAGTATGGGGAGAGTTAAGAAATGCCTCCCGCATGGCTGCGGGATTGCAGCTGCACCAATAGGCTAATTTATTCATCAGCCCTTGATCGTCTGCGCTCTCGTTGCCGTTTGGCCTGTCTCCATTCCACAAGGCTTTCAGCTTGGAATCCTTTTCAAGTCCGATTTTCAGTTGATCGGCGGGGCCCGTTGTGGATACCATTGGTATACCAGCGGTATCCATAGCGCCCACCGTGGTATTCCTTTGTATATCAGTGTATTCCGTGGTATCCTGCGGCTTGAAATAATAATCCACTGTGGCCTTAGTGATAGCGTTTCTTTCCTCTATGTCCTTGTTTTCGCCGTACCTGTCCCCGGTAATGATAAGATATTGTTTTTTGTTGTATATCTCAATTCCCGGCCATTTTTCGCCCAAAATATTGCAGTCTTGAAGTTTAGACCTGTTCTCTGTCAGTTCGAGATCAGCCTTAACTAAAACATGAAGCCCTTTTCCGCTTTGGCTTATCTCTGTATAGCTGTCCAGGTCGGTTACTATGTTTTTAGCTTCCGGCACTATGTATCCGGTTTTAGGGTCTACGACATTATCCAGATCAATTCCCACAATTCCATTGTTGTTAAGCTCAAAGCCCACGCCTTTGTATTTTCCGGCTTTTACTGCCTCTGCAGCCTTGCTAAAGCTTGTCCAGGTTTCGGGCTGTCCTGCTTTTGCCGGGTAGCCTGTAACCGGGTTATAGGGGATTTTAGGCGGCTTTCCCGGCTTGCCCCAGCATACCCATTGATCTAAAGCCTTTAAGCTTTCTGGGATATTATCGAAATGCAATTTTGTCACCGTCTTTTCTGGAAAATTAGGGCCTAGGCTATGTGTGATTTCTTTCGCTGGTTTTTCCATACAAAAAATTCAATGAGGCCAATTATGTCGTCGCGATCCGATGGAGAAAGCGAGCATATTTCTTCTATTAATTCACCATCATCACGCACTTTTTCGGAATATTGATACGGCTCATTATTTGATTCCATAAATTCAATTAATCTTTGATTTGGCTGTTTTCCCACACAGTCGCAGTATTCCAGATATTCGGAAATCTGATAAGGGGCCTTTGTGTTTTCAGTCATGGCAGTATTCCTCACTTGCATAATTTAATAAAGAAACGGCAACACGAAAGCCGTAGATAAATCCCTGGTACTCGTGTTCCAGATTCGTGTTTGCTACTTCGTCCTCTATGTATTCAGAAAATGTTTTTCGTCCTACCGCCGTAATCAGCCGGTTGGTAAGCTTTCGATCGGCCTTATCCACTTGAGGGCGATTGCGATAATCCTGTGACTGCTGAAACCAAATAAATAAATCTTCCAAATTGAAGTTTACCGGTTCCACTTGACGAATAAGGTTTTTTATAGTATCCTCAATATGTACTGGTTTTGCACTTGTGACGCTGGCGGGCGCTGCAGGTGCTTTTTCTTTTATCTGGCTCATTGCTTTATTCCTCCTTGGTTTTTAGCCCGCTCCAAGCTTACAGCATAGCTGAGAACGGCTTTAATAAATTGATCGTCGTTTCTATGTAGCGCGTACAACAAGTTTAGGAGGTCACAGTTCTCTTGGTTCATGTCTGTTGTATCCTTTCAAAAATAAGATTCTGGTAAAGTGGAAAACCTTCCCGGTGATAGAGGGCTTACCCTCCAGCATGGCGAGGATTTCTCTCAAATAGTCTTTGCTGCTCATTGATAACGCCCCTTTCGTGAATCTTCCTTTCTGCGCGCTGGCCTTTCAGGTATCCATAGGTAAACGCCTTGCAAATCGCATCACATATTCCTCTGCTGTTATCAGCGATTTCTATGATCTCTGACATTCGCATACAATAGTTAGGATCGATATCAATTTGTTGTATTCGTTCTAATAAGGTTCGTTTCATATGGATATCTCCTTTTTAAGATATCGGACTTTGGGATCCAGCGGGGACTCAATACATTGGATATCTTTTACACTTCCGATCTGGACTACCTCATATTCCTTTCTGCAATTCGTATAGGCAACAATGTCGTCCTTGTTTATGGTGGCCTTGTAAATGTATCTGGAAACAGAAATTAATTTAGCGCGATCACGGAACCACTCCGCGACTCTTTTCTTTAATGTCCATGCGGGTTCATTTTGAATTAAAAATTCGTATTCCGGAGGTAGGGTAGAGGCGCGGTATACCTCCAGAGTGCTTTTATCAATATATTCTCCCGGCAGATCGATAAGGTAATCAGTGGGACGGTATTTTTTAGCCCAGCGCACAAGATTTCTGTTGAAACGGCCTTCAGATGTGACATAAAATTCAAGGAAACATTCGTATTTCTTTTCAGGCGGAATCATTGTCCAGTATTGCCGCAGCTTTTGAGAGAATCGCCAATTCCCAGAGGCTAAGATGTCTGTATAGATTTCATCATAGGAGAGAGGGGATTCATTTCTTAGCATTAGTTCCGCCTCCTTCGATATGCAGTGCCGATTTCATAGCTTCATGCTGTTCCATGACAAGAAGGGTTAATAATTCCAATCCAGGGAGAAATTCCTTCTTTTCGCTGCCAGGAGAGTGCCTTAACGATTCTGTGATCGCAAGCGTCATGCTGCAAATTTGTTTTTCACGGTTGCATATGCTTTTTAGCCAGCTTTTGTCCATGTTGATGCACTTCCTCTCTATAAGTGTTTTTTCGATATTCTTCTATGTATCCTCCGGCCAGAAGTCCGTTTAACGCAAGAGAGATGATAAAGATCGCTGTGGTTAGTTCATTCATTTGGATCACCTGCGTTCGCTCTTTCTTCCAGCCATTTTTTCAGCTGATCCACGGGCACAACTATTCTTTTGCCCAGCCTGATCGCCGGAAAGCCTTTGATGTTTGCCAGTTCATAGGCTTTGATTCTGCCAATACCTAACATCTGAGCCATTTCAGGGACGGTAACTGTCAATCTTTCCATGCCGTTCACTCCTTTAACTTAGACTTGCTAAGACAGAAATTTGTTGACAAAATAAGTCTGTCCTTTACCAGTCACTTTTGTTGTTCTGGTAATTCGGACCGAACCGTCAGGATTATTGATAGTTCTTTCTTTTACCTCAAACAGCCCCAGTTCCATAGATTTTTGGGTTGGCATATTAGCACTAGCGCCGGATTTAATTAGATAGCCGTGATCTCTAAGCCATGCAAAAAGTCTTTTTTGACCAATATCCACACCGTTTTGTTTGATGAGCTTCGCCAGATCACCAATTAGAATAGAGGTTTCAGAAGCTTCCACCGCATCCGCAAACAGGGCTTTCGGCTTCATTTCAGCAATTTGGCTGTTCAGGCGGCGGAAACTCTCCAGGGAAGTTCTGACAAAAAGCTTGGTGGCTTCATCAGCGCTTGGGAAATATGTATTGAGGAAAAGATCGTCGTTTGCTACATAGCCGCCGGTTTTGCGGATTGTGGGGAGGACTTCATTGGTTACCCACCTACGGAATGGTTTGGCCTGCGGTTTGTCAGACCGGAGAATCACATTGTATAGGCCCGCTTCGTTGACGATGGTGGTGTTTTGCTGTCTACCGAGTGAATCGGTGAGGTCAGTCTGGCTTACCTCATCTACGTCAAGTCGCTGGGCAGTCATTTTATGATTATTGATTTCCAGTACTTCGCAAACATCTTTCAGAACCCACCAAGGTTCTCCGTTTCTTTCAACAGTTCGAATTTGTTTATCCTGGTATTTGAAAATTTGTAGGTCGTTCATTTTTTATTCCTTTCTTTCTGATAATTGTTTTATTGCGTTTACGCGAGTTTGCTTCCAAAAAAAATAGTACTACATTCGTTTGGGCTTAGTTCTAAAATTTTTGAAATCATTTGCGCTTGTGCAATAGTAAAGGAACCACCTCCAGCACCTAATTTTCTGTAATAGGTGCTTTGGTCTATACCTAGTTTTTCTGCTACTGCTGCGCCAGTCAATCCTAATTCTACGGTTTTTCCTTTTAAGCGGTTCACATCAATCTGCATAATAAATCACCTCTTTTCTTGCGTTTGCGCGAATTTTGTGTTTATATAATACTCGCTTAAATGCGAGTTGTCAACCCTTTTTTCTCATTTTTTGAAAAAAATATAACTCTTGTTCTTGCATTTTTGCGAATATTATGTTTTAATATAAACGACGAGGTGATTATTATGGATATCGGAGAGAGAATTAAGACGAGGCGTAAAGAGATTGGGTTATCTGCCGAACAAGTGGCAGATCAACTAAAAGTATCTCCTGCGACAATTTATAGATATGAATCAAGCGATATCGCTAATATGCGTATCGATAAACTAGAGCCGATTGCTAAAGTATTAAAAACAACTCCTGCTTACCTTATGGGTTGGGAAGACAAAAAAGAAAATGGTTTAGATAATGATGATCCAGAAGAATTAATAATACTAAATCGCACAGCGAAAAAAATGACGCCAGAAAAACAAAAGAAATTACTCGAAATAGCTAAAATTATGTTTGCGGAGGACTTTAAGAAGAATGAGTAGCGCACCTGATTATTCTACTGCAACTAATAAAGCTTATGAAATTCTATCTAAAGTGGATCCTTTTAACTTGGAAACAGATATCAATAAAATATTGAGTTTATTTCCTAATATTGCAATCCATACCTACACGGAAATCGCTAATAGATTTTTTGAATCTTTTTATGATTATCTGGGTACTGTTTCTAGTGAGTACGGATATACAATTTATAATCCATATATAGGAAAAGCTGAGATTTTTTATAACGATACCAAGGATTACCGCACAATTAAATTTACATTGGCGCATGAATTAGGGCATATTGTATTGGGACACACTGAAGATAATGACATTTCTCAAAAAGAAGCTAGTTGTTTTGCTAGAAATTTATTGTGTCCTGTACCGATTATAGATGAATTAGAATTAAAAACTATAAATGATATTATATATATTTTCGATGTTGGAGAGCTAATGGCGGCAGTATCGTTCAATTATTTTGAATCGGATAGATATTACATTAGAAAAGATTTAAAAGATACGTTGCGTTTACAAACATATGCCTATATGTGTGGCTATAGCAGTATTGAAGAAATGTATGGCATATCTTATAAGACTGGATAAAACAATGGCCGTAGTGGAGAGGTCAAGTTTATTGACATATAGAAAAGAAGCGGTTACAATAAAAGCGAAAAGGCAGACTACACACGGTTTGCCCCTCATAAGTGTTTGGTTAAGAGATAACCGCCGACTTTCTCAGGGTACGGGCGGTTATTTCTTTTTTATTGCAAAAACAAGGCTTATAATGCCGATAACGAATGAAGTTGTAAAAATAAGTGTATATTTTTTTTCACAATGGCATAAAATAGAGGTAGGCGATATGTGTTCGAGATAGCTATTGACTTTTAGTCCCCCTCGTGGTAACATATTGCTAGTGATCGTATTGTAGTAACCTGCGGGCCTACAATCCATTAGAGCCTCTGCTTTTGCGGGGGCTCTTTTGTTTATCTATCATGAGGTGAATTAATGAAAAAGCAGGAAAAGCGATTCTATACATATGAGCAACAGATTTCGCATTTAAGAGGGAAAGGCTTGATAATTGATAACGAAGATATTGCCATGACGTATTTAAAACGGTATAGTTATTATGCGCTTATATCTGGATATAAAAGTATTTTTAAGGCTGAGAAAAATGGTCCATACAAAAATGGAATAAAATTTTCTGATATTTTACGACTGTACCAATTCGATGATGATTTAAGACGAATTTTCTTTAGGTATATATTACAAATTGAAAAACATTTAAAATCTTTATACAGTTATTATTTTTGTGATCTATTTGGCGATAAAATGCAAGATTACCTTGACGTAAATAATTATAATTATGATCGGTATCAAAAAGATGTTAATGATTTTGTTAATATAATTTCCAAAAGACTAAAGAAATGTGAGGATTATACTTATATTTCTTATAACGTGAAGACATATCATTCAGTTCCATTATGGGTTTTAATTCACTCGTTTACATTTGGTAATATATCAAAAATGTATTCTTTTTCTCAGCAAAAACTTCAGAGTAAAATTGCTTCAAATTTTGACGGAGTTATGGGCTTTCAGCTAAATACGTTGATTCGTGTATTATCTTATTTCAGGAATGTATGTGCACATAACGAAAGACTATACAATTATAAAACAACAAACGTTATTAAAGATATGCCCGTACACAATCTATTAGGTATTCCGAAAGTTGGACAGGAATACAAATACGGAAAAAGAGATCTGTTTTCTGTTGTAATTTGTTTTAAGTATTTGTTGGAACCACATGAATTAAATTTATTTATTGATATTCTATTAGAATTATTTCGTACCTATGAACTCTCTTATGATAAAATGTATTTTGATTTTTCAGATGTTTTGAGAGAGATGGGATTTTATCCAGGTTGGGAAGAAATTGGCAGAATACCTAATCATCCGAAAACCCGCCAAATTTAAATTAAAAGACGATTCAAAAATATTTTAAGGGGGCGAGCTAGAATGAAGAGCAACTTGTAAGGATTTTTTACAAGTTCAAAAAGAAGGTCCCTGCACAGTACAAAGAAATACAGATTTCTATTTGTCCAGCAAACTTTGGGCTGCTCGACCCGGTTAAAATAAAAAATCCCCCACCGGTTGCAGCCGATGGGGGCGGTACTGAACACCGATCCTTTTGTATTTGGCGGCCGAAAATTCGGCTGTCAATTTGGCGGCGGAAAATTCCGCTGTGAGTTTTAGCCATGTAGGGCGAAAAAGGCAACAAAAAAGCCGGAGGGTATTTCCTACCTTCCGGCTAATAAAACTTATATGCAGTCAACCAGCCCTTGCTTCAAGAGCCTCAAGACGTTTTTCCAACTGCTCAACTTTTCTTTCAAGTTCCCATTGCTTTTCATGAGCCAGCTTGTAGCCATCGAATAGGGAATCAATGCGCTTGGAGACATCGTTTTCGATGAGGATTTTTACACCTCTAATTTCTTCCTTGATGTTTTCATTAAGTCTTTTTTCTAAGCCGTCCATACCTGCGATAATAGCTTGCAACATTTCTTTGGTTTCAACGTCCATTTATATACCCCCTTTGTGGTTATGATTATACCACGTGAGGGGGCGGGGGACAAGATGTAAAAATAAGGTGGTGATCTCATGGCAAAAAGAAACGCTCAAGGTGCCGGCTCTATTCGAGAAAGAAAAGACGGGCTTTGGGAAGCTCGGTACACCGTGGGTCGGAATCCTGCGACTGGGAAACAAGTAAGGAAAAGCGTTTATGGCAAAACCCAGCAGGAAGTGAGAAAGAAGCTCACCGCAATAACTTCCGATCTGGATAATGGGGTATTTACAGAGCCGTCAAAGCTTACCTTTGGCAATTGGTTAAAAATATGGTTAGATGAATACTGTGGATCCATAAAACCCAGGACAAAATCACTTTATGAAAATTGTATTGAATACAGGATCAAGCCGTTTCTAGGCTCTGTGAAGCTTCAAAAATTAAAACCTGCCATGATACAAAAGTTTTATAATGATGCCTTAAACGGCAAGCAGGACAACAAAAAGGCTATATCCCCCAAAACAGTAAAGAATCTGCATGGAATTGTCCACAAGGCTTTGCAGCAGGCAGTTGAGATAGGATACATCAAATTGAATCCCGCTGCTGTTTGCGTATTGCCTAAGGTGCAGAAAGCAAAGATCAACCCGATGGACGAACAGCAAACAAAGCTGTTTATCAAAGCGATAGCAAATGAACCTCTGCGCCGGCTGTTCCTGGTAGCGCTGTTTACTGGAATGAGGGAGGGGGAAGTCATTGGCCTCACATGGGATAATGTTGATCTGAAAAATGGGACAATCTACATTACACAGCAGCTGCAGCGGCATGATGGGGAATACAAATTGATGCCGCCGAAAAACAGCAAGTCCAGGTTGATTGTACCCGCTCCGTATATCATGGATATATTAAAGGAAGAACAGACGGCTCAAAAAGAAAACAGGCTAAAGGCCGGCCCTTTATGGGAAAATAAAAAGGGGTTTGTTTTTACCAATGCTATTGGCGGCCATTATAGCCAGCAATATGTCCATAAGAAGTTTAAGAACGTGGTTCAGTCTATTGAAATGCCAAGCCTTAGGTTCCACGATCTGCGGCACACTTATGCCGTGGCAGCTATTAGGGCGGGGGACGATATAAAAACCGTATCTGAAAATCTCGGCCATGCGTCTGTGGCTTTTACCTTGGATATTTATGGTCATGTTACCGATGAGATGAAGCAAAGCAGCGCAGAGAGAATGCAAGCTTATATAGATAGACTGCAAGCATAA